TAGCGTGCCGTAAGTAGAGTCTGCCCCTGCAATCTTTCCAATAACTTATCCACAGGCTTATCCACAGGCAGGGCAGGGGGTGGGGGCTGACCAGTCTGACCGCTAACGACCACCCCCCGTTGTTGAATTGGGCAGGCGGTGTCTGTATACTCCCCAACAAAAAATATTTGCTAAAGTGAAAGCTGTAATATGCCTCTGACCTGCGGTTATATATACTGTGTCACAGATCACATTCTAAAAACGAGAAATGCGTTAAATTTCCTGCCTTATATATAGTAAGGGGTTTTAATAGGAAAAGCCCTGAGCAGTAACGGTATGGCCTCTAGCGAGGCCCCTAGGCCGAGTACTAACTTACCCCTCAGTTCGCTGTGGCTCCTTCGGGCGCTAAGCCCGATCTGCCTAGTACTTTTAGTGGGGATAGGACTATCTACTGGTAGATAAAACCTTCCTCGCCTAGTATAAGATACGATCCGATTACGTCCGATTTCAAAAAATTTTTTTAAGGGTTACTGGCTCAACGGATAGAGCATCTGTCTACGACGCAGAAGGTTCCAAGTTCGAATCTTGGGTGGCCCACTATAGAAGGAGTACGATGGCTGATAACTCAGCAGATATCGCCAAGCGTATTATCCTTGGCTGTGTAGCAGAGGGTATGACCATCGAGCAGGCTTGTGCCTCCGCTGGTAAATCCATTAAGACTTACGAGTACTACCGACGTACCGATAAGGTCTTTACAGACAAGGTTGACCGAACACGCCTAGGTCTGAAAGACAAGAGCTTTATTGACTCCGATGTCCACGACATCACCTTTGCCGAGTTCCGCCAGAAGTTCCTGCACTCCCAGACATTTGCCCATCAGCAAAACCTGGTAGATATGATCGAGGGCCGTGAACCTGGGTGGCTACATCCTTCTATGAAGTATGAGCCAGGACTGGCTAGTAATAGAATTCTGATTAACATTCCGCCCAACCACGCCAAGTCAATTACGATCACGGTTGACTATGTAACGTGGCAGGTAGTACGCAACCCCAACTTTAGAGTTTTGATTGTTTCCCAGACCCAGCAGTTAGCTGCCGACTTTCTCTACGCCATCAAGCAACGCCTGACTCATCCAATGTATGAAGCACTCCAACAGGCTTACGCAGCTGGCGTAGGGTTTAACTCTAAGTCAGCATCCTGGCAGGCAACCCGCGTCACCTTTGGTTCCGAGCTACGTGAGTCCAGTGAAAAGGACCCGAACATCGAGGCTATTGGTATCGGTGGTCAGATCTACGGTAAGCGTGCAGATATGATTATCGTAGACGACGCTGTTACCTTAAAGAACGCTAACGAGTTTGAGAAGCAGATCCGCTGGTTAACCCAGGACGTTCGATCACGTTTGAACCCTACGGGTAAACTTGTAGTTATCGGTACCAGAGTTTCAGCTATGGACCTATACCGCGAGCTACGTAACGAAGACCGCTACCCTGGTGGACTGGTCCCGTGGAAGTACTTGGCTATGCCAGCGCTCTTAAAGACAGATGAGGACCCTGAGAAGTGGGAAACCCTCTGGCCTGCAAGTGATGCTCCTTTTGATGGTCAGATGGAATCTGACAAGAACGAAGACGGCCTCTACCCTAGATGGAATGGTCGCAACCTTTACAATGAACGCCAAGCTATGGATGCCAGCACCTGGGCTTTGGTGTATCAACAACAAGATATCTCAGATGATGCCATCTTTGATCCAGTATGTGTGCGAGGTTCTATAGATGGTATGCGTAAAGCAGGTCGTTTGGTTCCTGGTAACCCAGGCCATCCGCGTGATGTTAATGGCTTTTCTTTTATTTGTGGTCTTGATCCCGCTATGGTTGGTGATACAGCCGTCGTTTGTTACGCTGTTGATAGGGCTACACATAAACGCTATATCGTTGATGCTATTAAGATTACTAGGCCAACACCTGCTGCGATCCGTCAACTAATCTTTGACTGGACTTCCCTATACCAGCCTAGCGAGTGGATAGTAGAGAAGAACGCTTTTCAATCTTTCTTAACGCAGGACGAAGGCATCCGCCAAAATCTTGCAAGCCGTGGCGTTCTATTACGTGAACACCATACTGGAACTAACAAGTGGGACTCCGGATTCGGTGTAGCTTCTATGTCTACACTGTTTGGCACAAAGCAATTTGATGGTAAGCATCACCGCGACAATCTTATTCACTTACCTAGTGACCAGACTGAAAACGTCAAGGCGCTTATCGAGCAATTGATTACGTGGTCACCTACTACTAAGGGTAAGACCGATATGGTGATGGCTCTGTGGTTCTGTGAGATCAGAGCACGTGAGATGCTCAACCAAGGTATGCACAAGACCCACCATCTAAAAAATCCATTCCTGTCTCGTTACGAACAGGGCAAGCGAACAGTTATCAATATAGATGAACTGCTTGCAGAAAAAGATCGTACGTTCATCTAAGGAGACAAAATGAAGAAGAGCAAGTCAATGGACAAGATGCCAGCACGCAAGATGCCAGAAGGCGCTAAGTTTCCAGCTGCAAAAAAAGCAGCAGTAAAGAAGGCAGTAGTCAAGGCCGCAGCTAAGAAGCTAGTAGGACCTGCTGCAGTAGAAGCATTGCAGAAGCGTGTATCACCTGCTGGTGTTAAGAAGGCAGAGATGGATGCAAAGAAGGCCATCGCTAAGAAGTACCCAGGATTAACTAAAAAGAAGTAAGGATCTCTAATGGCTCAATCAGGACAAGCAGCAAAAAGAAATTACGACAAGAGATCAAAAGATTCAGCAAAGACTGTGCTTAAAAAAAGCGCAAAGAATGCAGCCGTAGTCGCTATAAATCTTATTCCTACTGGTAAAGCAGCATCAACTGTAGGAAAGTTTGTTTCAAGAACAACTGCTAAGAAGATGGTTCCAGGCGAAAGTAAAGAAGTAGTACGTAAATTTACTCAAGGCAAGAATGCAAACATTGTTGAGCAAGCACCTAAGAAGTATAAAGAAGGTGCTAAGTCTCCAGTCAAAGGAACTAAAGTAACTGTAATAAAAAAGACAAAAGGGCAGACCCCGTTGCAAGTTGCAACAGTTACTAAAGGCAGTGTTGCTAGAGGAAAAACAAAGCAAGCTGGAGCCTATGTAAAAGGCGCAGTAACTGGTGCATACGTTACCAACGAAGTAAATAAGGCAAAAGCCAAAAAGAAGAAGTAAGGACCCCACATTGTTATCAGTCAAAGAAGTAGACGCTAAGCTCGCACGCTTACGTACTCGCTCATCAGCGCGAGATCAACGTATGCGTGATGTGCTCTCGGTGCGTCAGGGAGATATCTCTAAGGTATACCCAGCAATGTTTTCAGAGGAATACCCAAAGCCTCTGGTTGCAAACTTCATTGACGTAGCAGCACGTGACTTAGCAGAAGCGATGGCACCACTGCCATCATTTAACTGCTCAGCAACTAATATGGTTTCAGACTCTGCACGCAAGGCAGCAGATACTAGAACTCGTATTGCAAACTTTTATGTAACAAACTCTGACCTACAACTGCAGATGTACACAGCAGCAGACTGGTATAACACCTACGGTCTTGGTATCGGTATGGTTGAGATGGACTTTGAGGACAACAACCCTCGTATCCGTATGCTCAATCCATTCGGTACTTACCCAGAGTTAGATCGTTATGGTCGTGTGCTATCTGTTACTCAGGTCATCGTTACCGATGCAGAGACACTAGCAGCGCAGTACCCAGAGTATTACGATTTAATTCTAGGGCGAAACCAGTACGCTCTTTCTTCTCCTTATATCTCAATGGTCAAGTACCACGACAAAGATCAGGACCTGCTCTATATCCCAGAGCGTAAGAACTTAGTACTCTCCCGCACGCCTAACATCTTGAACAAGCCAATGGCATCTGTTGTAATGCGTTCTTCCCTTGATGGTGAAGCACGTGGACAGTTTGATGATGTTCTATCAGTTCAGCTAGCTCGTGCTCGCTTTGCAGTATTGCAGATCCAAGCAGCAGAGAAATCTATCCAAGCACCTATTGCTATCCCACAGGATGTGCAGGAGTTGGCACTTGGACCAGATTCAATTATGCGTTCTGCTAACCCACAAGGTATTCGTCGTGTTCCACTAGAACTACCACCTGGAGTCTTTACAGAGTCTGGCGTACTAGAGCGTGAACTACGTCTTGGTGCTCGTTACCCTGAGTCTCGTTCAGGTAACATTGACGCATCAGTTGTAACAGGCCGTGGTGTGCAAGCACTACAGGCTGGCTTTGATACACAGATCAAGGCAGCACAAGCACAGTTTGCTCGTATGTTCCAAGAACTTATCTCAGTTTGCTTTGAAGCAGATGAGAAAGTATTTGGTGGTATTCCAAAGACCATCAAGGGAACAGATGACGGAACACCTTACGTTCTAAAGTACACACCATCTCGTGACATCAAGGGTGAGTACGGCGTAGATGTACGCTACGGAATTATGTCTGGTATGGACCCAAACCGTGCCATCATTGCTTTACTACAAATGCGTTCAGACAAGCTCGTATCTCGTGACTATGTACGTCGTGAGATTCCAATGGACTTAAATGTTACGCAGGAGGAACAACGTGTTGATATCGAAGAAATGCGCGATTCTTTGCGGGTGGCTGTTGCTCAGTATGCTCAAGCCATTCCAGCCCTTGCAGCGCAAGGCCAAGACCCTAGTGAGATTATCTCACGTATCGCAAGTGTTATCCAAGGTCGCCAAAAGGGACAATCACTAGAGTCAGTAATCGAAAAAGCATTTACACCAGAACCGCCACCACCTGCGCCAGATATGGCGATGGCAGGTGGCCCACAGCTTCCAGCGGCAGGTGCGGCCCCCGCCCCAGCCTCAGCGCAACCTCCACAAGAACAAGGTGGTATGGCCCCTGCTGCTGGTCAAAAACCCGATATAGCCCAATTACTCGCTGGTATCACCGGCGCAGCTTAAGCAGAGGAGGTGTAAATATGAACAAGGGATCTCGCGCAGCAGCGCCAATGTCAAAGCCAACTGAAGGCAAGAAGGACACATCTAAGCCAGCAGGACCAGGCAAGGTAGTTCCATCAATGATGCCAGCAGGCCGTCGTGGCAATGCAGTAAAAAAGGGATAATAACTTTTTAATGGAAGGTGTACTGGGCGATGAAAGATGATAATTACATTCCTCGTCCAGTGCGCTTTCTTGATTTTCTTGTTGTAGGCGTAGGCTTTATACACAACATTGCTTCATCAATTGAAACCTTAACAGGTGAACTGATGGAGTTAGCAATTTACCAATCAAATCATATTACTCAAACCAATAGGGCTTGGGAAGATATGGCAAACGATTTAGAAAAATTAGAGGAGGACCAACAGTGAGTATGATGAATCCACTGGCAGGACCAGCAGGTCCAGGCAAGTTCTCTACACGTACCGATAATCTACAAATGGGTTCTACTGCATACGGCGAAGGCGTCGAGACACAGGCTATTAAGTCTGGTGCTCCGCTATCTAAGACCGCAGATGTACGCCCTGCTCGCGCAGGAGATGTACGCGAAGCAGCAACACAGGCACCACTAACAGAATTATATGCACCATCACAACGTCCTAACGAACCTATTACAGCAGGTATTGATATGGGTGCAGGTCCTGGCGCAAGCGCTTTAATGATGCAGAAGTCAGTTGCAAAGACTTCAGATACACTAGCAAAGATGTTGCCATTTGATACAGACGGAACTATTGCCATCTTGTATCAGCAGGCAATTGCGCGAGGTGACTAATTGGCTGATCTAAACGCAGCAGCTTCTGCTGCAGGTTTAACTCCTGCAGAAAAGAAGGCAATGCAAGATCTCAGCAAAACTCTTGCAACTCACCGTGAACTTTCTAACCTCCCACAAAATGTGGCACAACAAGCATTTGCATCTAAGACACCTGCTCAACAAGCAGCACTTGTTAAGACTGCAGGACAAGAAGATCCAGCAAAGAAAGCCAACCGTGGTTGGCTAGGAACTGCTTGGCACTACACACTTGGTGGTGCATTTGCACTAGCACAAGAAGCATCTGACCTTGCTACTCGCGTAGCACGTACTGGCCTTATTTCTATTGACCAAGGTGTATCACCATTTGGTAAAGGCAACGCTTGGGATATTGCAAGCGATAAAGGCGACAATGTATTTAGCCCAACCCGCATTGATACTGCAAAGCGTCAATACGGTGATGATCGCATTAACGTTGCTATGCGTGTCTCTAAAGGAGACAAGCTCAGCGATATTCTTGCAACTGGTACAGATGCTGAGAAGGCAATTGCTTCTGCGGTTCAGCAGAACAAAGATACTCTTTGGAACGATGCACTAGATACAGTTAGCGCTGCTAAGTATTCTCCAGGACGATTCATTGCAAATGCAGTTGACTCCCTCACACCTGGTGACTTAATTAAGAATGGCTTTATGTACAAGGCCATCTCCGGTGCTGTTGATGCAGCCTACCGTGTATATGCAGATCCATTGCTTGGTCTTGGTAAGGCTAAGAAAATGGTTGATATTAAAAACTATTCGCTAGCTGTAGTAGTCGGTTCTTTGGAAAAAGGAACTGGCAAGGTTGACGAGATCTTTGCACGACCACAGGTAATAAACTTTTGGGATACTTACGGAGCACAGCTTACTAAGTACCGTGAAGCAAAAACAACTGCTGAAAGAGTTGCAGCTAAAAAGCAACTAGAAATCACAGCACCAGAATTTGGTGATGCAGTTATCAAGTCTTTTGTTAACATTGAGACTCCTATCAAGGATGCCAATACTGCTAAGGCGTTCTTTATGAACGCAGATCAAGTTAAAGAAATGATGCTTGGTCAGATTGGTCGCAAGCGTGTGATGATTCCACGCCTAGACCCACTACGTCAGGCTCGCATCAAGACAGTTACAACTGCTAATAAAACATTTAACATTGACTTTATGGGTTCTAAGTTTGTTGACAACCTATTCTTTGGTGGAGCAGCAACTAATGACGGCATTAAAGAAACAGTTACCGAAAATCGTCAAGCTATCGTAGATGCTATTAAGCCCAACTATGATGCTAAGGGTATGGCTCGTTTTTCAACTGAACAGATCCAGTATCGCATTGACCGCTTTAAGGCTAAGTTTGAACTTATCCCTATCTTTGAAAACAACCAGTTAGATGTAACTGCAAAAGATGCAGCTAAAAAGGTTTATCAGTATGCACGCTTGGTTCTACCACGCAACGATGCAAAGTTAATGGCTCAGGCATTTGATGATGCTGAGGTAGGACTTAAGAAGGAAATCTTCTACGGCCTACAATCAACCATTGCAGATATCCGTGGTCTGAATGTAACTAAAGAAGGTCAGCCAATTGCCCGTGCTTTGCAGGGTAAGGCAGATCCTAAGTTTGCAATGACTGAAATGAGAAATGGTGTTGAATACAACCCAGCTAAGTTACCAGGAACAGATGAGCAAGTTGCTCTTATCCTTTCAGATACATCTGACTTTGTAACCACTCTTAGCGTTCGTGATATTGACCGTGCATCTGCACGATCTGGTCTTATCCAACGTATGCTTGGTGTAGCGCACTCTGACTGGGTAGACAAGATGACAAGTATGTGGTCATTTGCAACTCTAGCCGGTCCACGTTATGCACTTCGTAACGCATCTGAAGACTTGATGGTCCACCTTGCAATTGGTGAGTCACCATTTGGTCTTGTTAAAGGTCGTATGCTTTCAACCCGACTAAATACTGCTAAGCAGATGGAAAAGGGTTTAACTAAGTTTGAGCAAGCTGCAGCAAATCCACTAGGTGGTGCGCTTCGCTTCATCAATAAGAAAGAAGCAAAGGCATACGGTGCTGCAATTCAAGCAGCAGATGGTGATGTAGCGCAGATCCGTGAGATTATGGCTAATGCTCTCAATGAGGGCAAGATGGCTCGCTTTTATGAAAAGGCTGGCCTAGGTAAGTTTAATGAATCAGATCGCGCAGCACTTGCTGCACAGATCAAGCACGGTGACTTAGACAATGCACTTATGGACTTTGTTGAGGGCAGTAAAAATACATTTACTGGTGTTGATTCTTATACTCGTACATTAAACTTTGCACGTAAGAACAAGGTTCGTACAGAAGAACTTAAGTACAACCTTCCTAAAAACGTTCGTCGTGCTAAAGGTTCACGTGGTTTCACAGAGATGGCACCACTTGCTAGTATGGAATCTCAAGTAGCTTGGGCTATGCGTATTGGCTACTATGCCAATGACAGACTAGGTGGCATTGCTGTTGCTAACCTTGATAAAGAAGAGATTGCAGTTGGCAAACTATTTGACTGGCTAATGGATAAAGACAATGAAAAACTTGTTAAGGCTTTTCGCTTAGAAGAGCGCAATGTAAGCGCAGAAGAGCACGCTCAGCGTATTTATGATGCTGCAAAGCAGTTGTTTGTTAAGCAAGATGGCACAACAATCAACGTAGATCTACTTAATAAGATCCGTAAGTATGATGATGAGCTTGGTAGTTACAAGATTTCAGGTCAAATTTCACTAGATGACCTACCAACTTCAGCAACAGATGCACCACAGTACATCCTTGGACCACAGTTAGTAGCTGTATCGGATACAGGTAACTACACAACATCATTGATGGAGTGGGGTTGGGACTGGCTAGGTAACTCTAATGCTCGTTTCTCACGTGAGCCTATGGTTATCCAAGAGATAATCAAGATTCGTAAAGAATTCGAGAAGACTGGTTTTGATAAAGCATTTATCAATGCTCACAAGCGTGGCATCACAGATGAAAAAGCGCTTGCTAAGGCAGAAACGTTTGCTCAAAAGGAACTAGCAACTATCATTGAAGAGCGTGCAGCTTCACAGGTCCTTGCCTATGTGGATAATCCACTGGTACAAAGCCAGTTGGCTTTCTCTGGACGTAACTTCGCACGCTTCTATCGTGCTACTGAAGACTTCTATCGCCGTGTTTATCGCGTTGTACGCTACAACCCAGAGTCAATTGCTCGTGCATCACTAACATACGAGGGAATTACACACTCAGGTTGGGTACAACACGACGATCAGGGTGAGCCATACTTCATTTATCCTGGTACACAGTATGTTTACAAGGCAGTTCAGTCTGTAATGGTTGCATTAGGTGTACCAGCAGAGTTTAAGGTGCCACTGCCAGTGCAGTTTGGTGCTAACTTGAAGATGATTACACCATCTTTGAATCCAGACTCTGCAATTCCTACCCTTGCTGGTCCACTATCAGGTGTATCTATCAAGGTTCTATCTAATGTTGTGGATATCTTTAACCCAGGTGCTGCAGATACCATCACAACTGCGCTTTTGGGTAAGTATGCAGAAGACCAACCAATGGTTTCAGCGTTCTTGCCAGCACACGTTAACCGTATCTATGCAGCAATGAACACAGATGAGCGCGATGGTCAATATGCCAGCGCATCTCGTAAGGCTATGACTTATCTTGAGGCATCTGGTCACGGATTGAAGCAGAAGTTTGCAGAAGATGGAACTCCAATTCCATTTACTGCTAAAGAACTTGAAGATTACCGCGTTAAACTTAAGAACACCACACTGGGTATCCTAGGTATGCGTGTTATCTACGGTTTCGTAGCACCTGCTACACCTTCTGTACAGCTCAAGTCTGATATGGCTGACTGGGTACGCGGTAACGGTGAGGCAAACTTTAAGCAAGTTTGGTACGGTCTTCTTGATAAGACTGGTGACTATGACACAGCAATGGCTGAGTGGGTTAAGTACTTCCCAGATCAAATGCCGTTTACTATCTCTGAATCAGACCGTTCAACTGTTGCGTACTTCCGTTACGCACAAGAGTCTGGTGACTTTGTAGATAGTAACCAAGAGTTGTTCAAGGAGTTCAAGCAAGGTGCAACCTTCTTGATTCCTCACAAGGCCGGTTACTCTTGGGATGCGTACAAGACTATGACTGATATGGGACTTCGCAAGAACAAGACAGTTACAGACTTCCTTCGTGAAGTACAGACCGCTTCAGATATGCAGGTCTATTATGAGAAGAAGAACGCATACGAGGCAAACCTTGAGTCTGTTGCAACTGACTTTGAACGTACTCAACTTCGTAAAGAGTTTACAGATTGGGCAACAATCTACAAGGCTGGGCGTCCATTAGTTCAAGAAGAACTATCTCAGGGCAGCCAAAAGGCTATTGAGCGTATGAATGCCTATAATGATTTATCAGCAATGCTTAAGTCAAAGACAGCAGACAAGGCAGCTCCTGGAACTGTTCAGGCTCTACGCAAGATGGTAGATCTTTACGAGAGTTACAAGAACTCAAAGAAGGACCTAGACCAATTTGGCGGTAGCCGATTCTTGTCACAGATGAACAAAGATGAAACCATTATCAAAATGCGAGAACTTTCACAATACAATGAAAACACCGTGAGTGCTTACAACGTACTCTTTGGTAGATTGCTAGGAGACTAATGAGTTCACCAGATCAAGCACGTGCTACGGCACAAGCAAAAGATAGAGCACGTACTGCAGCAGCAAGTAGCGCAGCAAATACTGGCACTTCTCCAGCAGGTGACTTCACTGACTTCCTTAAGATTGTAGCTAAGAGTCCTGCACTTATTACTGGTTATTCAAAGGTTCTTAAAACAGCTGGGTACTACAAGGGCAAGATAACTGGTAAGTACACACCTGCTTTACAGCAGGCGCTAACTAGAGTTGAAACAGATCGCCTATCTATCAACGCTGTTAGCCCTATCAGCCGTGATGATTTTTTTGCTCAACTTGAACCAATAGGAGGCGGCACAGGCCAGCCTTCTGTAGTTGAAGATATCACTGCCTACACACCAGAGGCAGCAAAGATGCTGATTCAGTCTGTTATCAAAGACTCACTTGGTCGTAACGCTACAGATGCTGAGATCAAGAAGTACACATCTGGTCTTAAGAAGATTCAGCAACAGGCTGCATCTACTACTACCTACAAGACAGTAGGTGGTAAGCAGACTCGTGTGACTACACCAGGTATTAGTGAGCAACAGTATCTACTAGATCAGGTTGCTGGCACAGATGAAGGCAAGGCTAATAAGGTCCTTGGTTTCTATGAAACATTTATGAATGCGTTGGGTGGTCGCTAATGGCAATTGATGTCAACAAACTTATCAAGGACGCTCAAACTGCACAGAGCAATGCGCGTACAGCGGCCCAAAAAGCACAAGCTGAGGCAACCAAAAACAAAGCATCTGCAGAAGTTAAAGCATTATCTAAGAAGCAACTTGAGTATGCTAATAGTCTAAAGCCAACTCTTACGCAGTACGAAGCAAAGTTAAAGATCTGGGCTAATAAGATTGCTCGTGGAGATAAACTCTCTGGCGTAGAACAAAAAGAATTTGACAAGTTAGTCAAGGACTATAACTCAGTCAACAAGGCAGTTGACGCTGCCATTAAAAAGGCAAATGATATTTTAGTTCAAGCACGTCGGACTACTTCTTCAAGTGCACCAAAGCCTGGTCCTACTGGAACACCTACAGTAAAGCCTGGTCCAACTGGCACTCCACCAAAGACAGGTGCCACAGGTACTCCACCAAAAACTGGCGCAACTGGTACTCCACCAAAGACAGGTGGTAGTGGTCCTTCAGGTCCTTCAGGTCCTTCAGGTCCTTCTGGCCCATCAGGTCCATCTGGTCCATCTGGCCCCACAAAAACTCCTTCAGATCTTCAAACCCTTCTTAAGAAAACTGAATTCTGGTATGACTTACCTGACTACTTATTTAATACCGTACCAGGCCTAGGTGACATTCTAGTCAAGGCAGTTGATGAAGGCTGGGATAATGAAAAGTTCCTTGCTGCAGCTCGTGGTACGACTTGGTGGCAGAAGAACTCTTCAAATCTACGTACTCGTATTGTTGATCGTGCTAAATATGATGAACTTCGTGCAGCCGGTGAAGACGTTAGCAAAACAGATTACGGCCTATATCTTAAGAAGCAAATTGGTGCTGTTAAAGCCAAGGCAAGAGAGATCGCTGGAGTTACTTTAACAGATGAACAAGCACAATCTGTTGCACAAAAGATCTATGATGGTTTCCTAGATGATGACCCACTAGCAATCAATGCTCTTATTATTCCGTTCATTGGTAAGGTGTCCAGCATTGTCGGTAATGGAACTGGTACTCAGAATGTAACTGCATATAGCGGTCAGGCATTACAGAATTACCAGACTCTCCAATCAATTGCTAAGGCAAATGGTTTTAGTTTGAAGGACATTCTGCCTAATATCTCTACAGCTGCAACTGGTGGAGATATCGAGCAGGCAGTCCTTCAGGGACTTGCAGCAGGAACTATTGACATCAATCGTGTAGCACAAGATGCTCGTGTTCTTGCAGGACAAGGCCAGCCACAATATGTACGTAACCTTCTTAATCAAGGATATGACCTTGAGAACGTGTACGCTCCATACAAAAATCAGATGGCTGCAGTACTTGAGATTAACCCAGATCAAATTGATCTTAACGATCCAACATTGCGTTCTGCTATTACAGATAAGGGCGATATGAACCTGTTTGATTTCAAGCGTCAACTGCGTCAAGACAATCGTTGGCAGTACACACAGAGTGCTAGAGATGAAGTATCTAGCGGAGCACTCAAGGTCCTTCAAGACTTTGGATTTACGGGGTAACCAATGGCTAAAAAATATACAGCAGCAGAATGGAATGCACTACAAGCATCCCTACCAGTAGAAGATCGTATGACTTATGCTGAGTACATTGGCCTATTGGAAAACTTTAAGGCAGTAGAGGCAGCAAGTGGTGTACCCGTTGCAGTACTTGTTGACGAACAAACTAAAGCTGATGGCGCTAAGACAGATAAAGCAGCGCAGAAAACTGTTACAACTACATCAGGCGTCAATACAAATACTATTGCTGGTATCAACGCAGCTTCTAACCCTGCACAAACTTCTACAACATCAACTGCCCAGCAAACTGCAGATGATGAGTATGCAACTAAGATTGTTAAAGATGGTTTAACGCAAGCTCAACTTGATGCCCTTGAAGGACAGAAGAGTGCAGCTGATGCAAAGAAAACAGCAGAAACTCTAACTGCTCAGGCTGCTAATGGCGGTGGTTCTGTTGTTACTACTGGCAACAAGAGTCCTCAGCAAATTGAAGCAGATAGATTACAAGAGATAGCAAATAAGTCAAAAGCCGAAGCGGATAGATTGGCAAAAGAAGCCGCAGATAAAGCTGCTATTTCTGCAGGGTATGGCGATAAACTTAAAAAAATTAAAGAGATCCAAGATATTCTTGCTAATGGTGGCACCTTAACAGATGAGCAATACGCTCTTATCGGCCTTAAGCCACCTAAGAAAGTTATTCCCGTAGATGGTGATACCAAAGATGGTGATACCAAAGATGGTGATGGTGTTACAAAATACACAGCAACTGACGGTACCGTCTTTACAGATCAAGCAGCGTATGTTCAATACCAAAAGTTTCTTAGCGATAAGAAGTTAACAGCAGATGCAAATAATGCTGCCGCTGCAGCAGAGCGTCAATCAGCCTACGACTTACTGTATGCGCAGTTTTCACAGTATGGCCTTGGTTCTTTAGTAGAACCACTGCGTGGACTTATCCAATCAGGTGCATCACCTGCTGAGTTTACTATTAAGTTGCGTGAGTCAGAAGCCTACAAGAAGCGATTTGCTGCAAATGCTCAACGTGTTGCTAAAGGACTTAAAGCAATCGGTGAAGCTGAGTACTTAGGTCTTGAGGACCAGTACCAGAACATCTTGCGTAACGCTGGACTACCAGAGTCTTACTGGAAGCGTGGCGACCTAGGCGTACAAGATGGTTTCACTAACTTCATTGCTAACGACGTATCTGCAGTTGAACTAGAAGATCGCGTATCTACAGCACAACAGCGCGTACTCTATGCTAACCCAGAGGTAAGCATTGCACTTAAAACTTTCTACCCAGATATTAGCAACGGCGATTTGCTTGCTTATGCACTAGATCCTACTAAGGGACTAGAGCAAATCAAGCGTCGCATTACTGCAGCAGAAGTTGGATCATCAGCAGTTCAGATGGGACTTGCAACAAATGTAACTGATGCTGAATACCTAGCACGCTACGGTGTCAATAAGGCAACTGCTCAGCAAGGTTACGGAACTATTGCAGGTGGACTACAACGTGGTTCACAACTTGCGTCAATGTATGGCGAGAACCCATACACACAGACAACTGCTGAAAGAGAAGTATTCAATGTTCCTGGTGCTCAAGAATCAAGAGCACAACGACAGAAACTAACTGGACTGGAAAAGGCTACCTTTGGTGGTCAAACCGGACTAAGCCAAGGAGCACTAGCGCGTGATCGCGCTGGCGGTTTCTAAATAAAAAGCCTGCCAATGGGATGACTGGTCCATTGGAGTGATAACAAAACCAGTAGTAGGAGCCACATAACCCGCCCCAAGGATATGTGAGGCCTATGCCAACAACTAATAGGGAGAAGGACCACTATGTCCAATTACGACTACGAGGATGATGACGACTTCACAATGGATGACTCATCTAACGACCTAGTAAAGCAACTACGCAAAGCGTCTAAGCAAAAAGACAAAGAACTAAATGAGCTTAAGGCTCAGTTTGAGTCTTTGAACAAGGCCCAACGCGAACGAGCAATAAAGGATGCCCTCGCAAGTCGCGGGGTAAACAGCAAAATTGCTTCATTTATCCCACAGGATATAGACCCAACTGAAGAGTCTGTATCTAAATGGCTTGAAGACTATGCCGATGTATTCGGCATTGAAGTAAGCCAAACCCAGACACATAATGTAAATCCAAACGATGCTGCAGCATATAAGCGTATGACTAACTCCGCAGACTCTGGTGTTTCACCAGAACACAACGGAGATATTATGCAAAAACTAATGAATGCTAACAGCAAAGAAGAACTGGATGATGTCATTAGATTGTCTGGACTCTAATCCGATCCTAAAACAGAAAGGCTAGACCATAAATGGCTATCCCATCAGGTACCCCCACCACCACGTCTAGCATCAGCAACCTCGTACAAGCAGCATACGACCAGTATGTAAGAATGGCACTACGTTCCATTCCTGTTATGCGTTCACTTGCCGATGTTAAGCCAGTGCAACAGGCAATGCCAGGATCATCAGTTGTTTTCTCAATCTACTCAGATTTGGCACAAGCTACTTCTACATTGACAGAAACATCAGATGTATCAAGCATTGCACTAGGTAACCCATCACAGGTTACAGTAACTCTGAACGAATACGGTTCAGCAGTTACAACAACAAAGAAGCTAAACCTAACTTCTTTCAACGACGTTGATTCAGCTCTTGCTGACATCATCGCGTACAACGCAGCAGATTCTATTGATAACGTTGTAGCACAGGTCCTCGCAGCAGGTACCAACGTGATCTACGCAAACGGTCCTTCAGGAACTGCTCCAACTTCATCAGCAACAGTTCTACCAGTAGATACAATGTCAGTCTCTGACATCCGTAACGCTGTAGTATCACTACGCACAAACAAGGCATTGCCTCGTATGGGCGAACTATATGCTGCATACCTACACCCACGTCAGTCAGCCGATCTTCGTGCTGAAACTGGTACAGGTGGATTCCAGGAGCTAACAAAGTACGTTGAGCGTACACCGTTCGTTGCTGGTGCAGTAGGCGTTATCGAAGGCGCTTTCATCGTTGAGACACCACGTGTTATCAATGGTCTAAAGCTAGCTACAGGTATCACACCTACAGTTGCAATCACTAACACAGCAGTGGCAACTAACGTTGCAACAATCACAACAGCAGTTGCTCACGGTCTTGGCGTAGGCCAGGTCGTAACAGTTGCTGCTGTAACAAACACAACTGTTAACGGAACATTTACAATCGCATCTGTTCCATCAACTACTACCTTCACATACGCAGTGACTACAGCAAACGTGTCAAGCGCAGATACAGGTACAGTTACATTCACCAACAACTACCGCGCAATCGTCGCAGGTCGTGAAGCATTGGCTGAAGCACAGGCAGCAGACATCTCAACCGTTATCGGTCCAGAGATTGATGCGCTACGTCGTTTCCGCACAATCGGTTGGTACTACTTCGGAGGCTTTGCACGCCTTCGTGAAGCAGCGCTCTATCGCATTGAGTCTGCAGCAACAAACGGATAATTCCGCTAGTGCAACGGCAGGGGGTAGGGAAACCTACCCTCTGTCACTTAGGAAAGGTTGGATATGCCATACACACTAATGACTCCGTACCAGTGGCAAACTTGGGGCGCAGGCTACACCGAGTTTACTCCGTACTCACGTCTTGCAGGGCGTCGTTTTAATGGTGGAACTATTGATGGAGCTATTGCTCCTAGTATGACAGATATCCCACGAGGCCAAACCTTAATTGTTAATGGGACTAATGTTGTAGCAACATTGACTCCAAGCCAAGATGACTTAGCAGCAGCTAGTTATTACTTCCTTGGCGGTCACGAATATGAGATCAGCGATTACCAAGCAGCGGTGCTTACTGCTGCAGGATACGGAAGTTGGTTAACTCCAGTATGAGTTTACATAGACGCACAACGCACCTTGAGTATGTCGAAGGATGCTTCGGTTGCAAAGTAGGAGAACTAGAGTTGAGCGTAGGAGCTGCTAATCACAGAGGTATACCTACTGCTAAGCAACACGATAGGGAATTACAGTCCTATTACGATGCAACGCGACAGGGTATAGAACCACGTTCAACAAAGAGTGCAGATATAAACGCAGCAGTTCAACTTTCCAACGAGGCCGGTAAGGCATTCGATGGAATCTCAATGACATTTAAGGAGTAGTAATGAAGAATTCAGAAAATTCAATGATGGACGATATGGGCTTAGAAGAAGACATCAAGCCTTATCCAGCACCAGACAAGCAGTATCCAAACGCAGCAAAGTATTCATCTTATGAATCAATCCAAACAGGAGCTATGGGAAAGGCAGCAAAATAATGAAGAAGAAGCCAATGGCAGGTATGTGCAAGAAGTGCGGTAAGTCAAAGAAATCTTGTAAGTGCTAATGAAGAAGGCAGCACAAAAGGCTAAAGTCGCCAAGGTAATGAAAGAATTTAAGGCAGGAACTTTGAACTCTGGTTCTAGTAAAGGCCCAGTAGTAAAGGGCAAGAAGCAAGCAATTGCTATTGCACTATCTCAGGCAAAGATGACCAAGAAGAAGATGGGTAAGAAGAAGTAGATGGCAAAGTCTCCAGCGTGGCAGAGAGCAGAAGGTAAGAACCCAAAGGGTGGCCTGAATGCAAAAGGTCGTGCCTCTGCCAAGGCTGCGGGTATGAACCTAAAGCCTCCGGTTAAGAAGGCCGAAGCTGCTAAGTCTCCTAAGTCTGCAGGACGTCGTAAGTCTTTCTGTGGTCGTATGTGTGGGATGAAGGCAAAGAACACTTCTAGTAAGACAGCTAAAGATCCGAACTCAAGAATTAACAAGTCACTTCGTGCTTGGGATTGTAGTTGCAAATGAAAAAGAAAACAGCATTCTGGGATACAAAGAATCCTAAAGAGAAGTCAAAGACATTAACGCCAGCACAAAAGGCGGCAGCAAAAGCACGGGCTAAGGCAGCAGGACGACCTTATCCAAACTTAGTAGATAACGCAGCAGCGGCTCGTAAAAAGAAGAAGTGAGGTAGATAGGTGGCACTAGGAGTTTACGGTACAACTTTACTAGCAGAGATGAACAGACTTGCTAATGGTGGCACCTATCGAACATCTGCACAAATGGTTGATATGGCACTAGCTGCTCGCCAATGGGCAGCAGCAAGAGATGTCCAGCTTACTGTTGATGACACAGTTGGAGTTCTTAATGAGATTAAGAGCAACTTCCCATTTGTACACGCAGCAACAACTGCACCTACATCTGGTGTTTATGCACCAGGAACACTAGGAGCAGATGGTGGTTATGGAATTGGTGCAACATTAACAGCACCTTCTAATGCTCGACTTGTAGTAGATGGTCACACCATCTCAACAGGTGAGCGAGTCTTGTACTGGCAGAATACTGACCCAACAACTAACGGTGTCTACTATGTAACAGACCAAGGTTCCGCATCTACTAAGTGGGTACTTACTCGTTGCAATAGTTGTAACAACTCTATCGCAGGTCAGGTTGCCTTTGGCAAGTATGCCTTTGTTCAAACTGGCACAACATACGCTAATAAGACTTTCAAATTAGTATCTGAAGGAACAGGTCCTAACGGATCTATTATTATAGGAACGGAAGACATCACTTTTGCGCTCACAACAGAAGTTGAATATCCTAAAGGTGACTGGCTTGACTTTAGTGGTGTATGCAATTTTATCGCTAGGACTACTGGCCTACCTGCAGCGCAGGCTCTCAGAGCGGTGTCAGCGTGAGTGCTAAATACAACCTGGTATGTGACCAGGCAACTACATTTAACTTTCAATTTCAGATCAAGAACGACTCAACTCCTTGGAACCTAACTGGTTACACAGGCGTTATGACTGTTCGCCCATTCGTTGGTGCATCTACTACAACTGTAGTAGCAAGTACAGCCAATGGCGCTATGGTTCTGACAGCATTAACAGGACGTATTAACGTCACACTGAGCGCAGCAACTACTGCAGCTATTGCAGCAGGTCGTTACTCATACGATCTAGTATTAGATTCTGGTTCAGAAGTTACACGAATTTTAGAAGGCAAATTTATCGTGACAGGAGCAGTGACAACTTGACCACAATTCTTGTTATTGAGAACATCACACCACAGGTTGGTGTAGAACTTTCGCAGGACCAAGGCCCACAAGGTACTCCAGGTGTTACTGGACCAACAGGGCCTACTGGCCCTGCGGGAGCAACAGGACCAACAGGTGCTACAGGTACAACAGGTGTAACTGGCGCTACTGGTCCGACAGGAGTACAGGGTGTTACAGGAGATACTGGGCCGACTGGCCCGACGGGTGCCACTGGTCCTATTGGAGCCACGGGCGACACAGGACCTACAGGCGTTACGGGCGCAACGGGAGTTACAGGTTCAACTGGACCTGCAGGAGTTACAGGAAGCGTCGGACCGACTGGACCAGTTGGTGCCACGGGTCCTGTAGGTGCTACTGGATCTACTGGCCCTATCGGTGCCACTGGTGATGTTGGGCCTACTGGCGCTACTGGACCAGTTGGAGCAACGGGACCAGTTGGAGTAACAGGAAATGTAGGACCTACGGGTCCAATTGGCGCTACTGGACCAACAGGTGCAGCAAGCACTGTTCCAGGCCCTACGGGCGCTACAGGGGCTACAGGACCCACTGGAGCAGATGGTCAGTCCTCTAGTTTCTATGACTATTTAGCCAAGACAAGTGCTACAAGTGGCAAGCCTGGTTCGACATTCTTGCTATGGAATAACGCAACTCAGACTTCTGCTACACAAATCAACATTGACCACATTGATGATGATGGTATTGATATTGATATCTTCTTGGAACTTCTTGGCGTTGGAGATGTCCTTGTAATTCAAGACAGGGTTAACTCTGCTAACTTCCAAAAGTGGGAAGTTTCATCTGCAATTACCATTATCCCTAACGATTATGTTGAAGTACCAGTAACGCTTATTAACTCTGGCGGTACTGGAACTACAGGCTTTGCCAATAATGCACAGATATTTTTGGCTATTGTTAGCGTAGGTATCATTGGACCTACAGGCCCTATCGGTGCTACAGGCCCTACGGGTCCTACGGGACCTGCAGGAGCGACAGGTCCTATTGGAGCAACTGGTCCTACTGGGCCACAGGGTGCGACAGGCAACGTTGGTCCAACAGGTGCTACTGGGCCTGCTGGTGCTACTGGGCCTGCTGGTGCTACTGGACCTACTGGTGTGAATGGAGCCACTGGACCTACTGGACCAACAGGTGCTACAGGTGTGGGCAACATTGCAGGATTTAATACTCAGACTGGTACTAGCTACACATTGGTGGCAGGAGATCTCAGCGATATTGTTACTCTTTCTAACGCCTCTGCTATCACACTTACAGTGCCACCATCAGTCTTTAGCGCTAATGACCAGATACACATAGTTCAATATGGAGCAGGTCAAGTAACTTTTGCTCAAGGCGCTGGAGTTACAATCCTTTCTAATGGAGCGGTAACAACTGCCCCTAAACTGCGAACCAACAAGTCAGCCGCCACGGTTATTTGTACAGCAAGCAATACCTTCTTAATTGTTGGAGATATAGCGTAGGATTCTCCTATGAGATTCCACGTTATTAACCTGCCACATACGCAAACAACTAAAGAGTACGTCAACTGCGCTTATACCGAAAAGGTCAG